AAGGCACTGGAGCGAATATCGCTAGTACTTCACCTTGGTATTCTATGGTAGTTTCCTCTGCAGGATCGACACCTGTCGTTGCCCACAACACTGGATAGTCAGGTTCCAAGAGATCACCATTCTCATCACAGCCGACATAAGACTTAGCAGGAAAAGGATGTCGAATATCAGCATAACCATCAGTGAAGTAGATGAACACTGTAGGTCTCTCGATCTCATCGAACTTATCAGAACCACCCCTTTCGATTAACTCGAAGGGAGGATAAAAATTAGTTCCACCATCTGGCTGTCTTTCGACTTCCACCTCTTCACCATCCTCGAATGTCCTCACCGCAGTGATATGAGTATGGCAGTAGATGAGAGTAACCTTCTCGAAGCTGAATCGTTCCACTAAGACATTGATCGATCCGACAAAGGATTCCATCTCAGGAAGGCTGACACTACCACTGGTATCAATTGCCACTACTAAGTGACCGCCCTCAGGATTCTCCATGCTAGGGAAGTATTCATCGTTGCCGACAAACCTTCTATTAGGTCTAGCGAAGTCATAGTCTTGAGCCTTACTAACTTCGAGGAACTGAGCGACTTGCTCTATCCAAGGTACAGGAATCTCATTGCCTTCCATTAGGTCATCAGTAGAGGATTGATAATCGTCACCGATACCAAGACCTCGACCTGCTAATTTCTCAATGCTTCTGCCTTGACTGACGGTAGTGCCGACCTTACCTACTTCCTCTTGGATTTTAGAATCATCCCAATCGGAAGCCTTCTGATTATTCTCATCAGTAGCTTCTTCAACACCGCCAACCGAGTCAGGCAGATTAGCAGGATTGATATCTTCCCATCCTACTTCACCCTGTACAGGATCACCCTCGCCATTCCCTTGACCTTGACCCTGACCATTCCCTTGACCATTCCCTTCACCATCAGAATCTCCTTCGCCATTCCCTTGACCTTCGCCTTCGCCTTCGCCTTCTTCGTAGGTGACATCTTCGCCTTCACCTTCTTCATCAGACTCGCCTTCGCCATTCCCTTGACCTTCCTCATCAGAATCTTCATCACCTGATCCTTCTCCAGATTCTTCATCGCCTTCACCTGACCCTTCTCCATCTTCAGATTCTTCATCGCCTTCACCCGATCCTTCTCCATCATCAGAATCTTCGTCACCATCGCCTTCGCCATCCTCTTCAGATTCACCTGATCCTCCTTCCTCATCATCATCAGACTCTTCGTCACCATCGCCTGATCCTTCGCCATCCTCATCAGATTCATCTTCGCCCTGACCTTGACCTTCCTCATCACCCTCAGGACTATCTTCTAATTCTTCTTCCCACTCCTTGTAAAGAAACGAATAGATTCTTTCCCATGTCCATCCTCTGAATTTCTCATCGATGAGAACTCCATCAGGAGGAACGAAGCCACAATCCACTAGGTGAATGTTGATCGCNAAATCCATTGCGATATTGGCAAGCTTATGNTTCCTCTTGCCCAACCTAAGATGGTGACAATAGGCAACGTGATCCGACTCATGCACTAAGGTAAAGATCACCTGATCCAGAGAACATTCATCCACGAATTTTCTGGAAAATTTTATGCATGATCCATTGGTACACATGGTCGGCTGACTGTTGTCCTCAATGAAGGGTAATCTAGAGATCATAGAGGCATATCCCACCCCTAGTCTTGTCTTACCCTCACTGTCATCCCACTTAGCCTTGGTGAGCCTGTTAAAAGCCTTCTGAACTTTGGCATGGATAGGATCATTCAAGGGATCGAATGATCCACCACGTCTAGCAGAAGTTTCTTGACCGATACTACTCATCGTTACCCCCTAATAAATCTCCAAGGACTGAGCCTTGAACCTTAGTAATTTTCTTCTTGGCTTCCTTGGCTTTAGCCACGACCTTCCTACGAGTCTGCTTGGCTTCGCCAGTGTCATCCTTGAAGGACTCAAAGTCACCGACTAACTTGACCACATCAGCGACTGCTTCAGCGATCTCATCATTGTCAGGATTGTCAGTCAGATTTTTCTTAATGGCTTGACCTTCTTTGACAAGATTGTCCAAGGTGTTTTGCCTCAAAGAATTACCCTTCCGACCATCCTTAGGATCAGGATTGAACGACTCGACCTTCTCAATGAAATTGTCTAGCTGAGTAGCCAATTTCTTTTGAACATCTTTGTCGATCAGCTTCATTGCCTTCTCATGTTTCTTGAGAATTCCCTGTTCAATCTCTTCAAGAATTTGACCACTGAGATCACCGTAATTCTTTAATGATTTTGTCAGGGAGCCGATGGCATCCGCATCCTCGATGGCAGTAATCAGCCAAGGGTCTCCTTCCCAAAGAAACTTGTCTTCGATCTCATCCTTGGCAGGGAAGTAAGAGTCATCCCAAAGATCACCCAACTCTTCTTTAGATTCCTTTCTGATCTTATCGTAGCCATCCAAGATTTCTTTGACTCCCCTCTTGAATTCTGCTTTGAATTTCTCAAGACGTTCCTTCACTTCCTCAATCTTATCGCTTGGAAGGAATCTCCATCCGATATCATCGAAAGGTGAAGTGTGAGTATTCAAGTATGTCCTTGCTTCAGTAGCAGGGTTCCTTGTTTTTCTCACATTCTCTTTGCCAAGAACTTCTAAGACACCTCGCACTCGATCAATAGAGATACCATTATCCACCGCTATTTTCTCTGCGACTTGCCTAGAAGTCTTGACCCCTGACCACTTGGTAATTTCCAATCGAACCAAGACACCCTTAGAAGCTAAATTGGTTTTAGCTATGTCAGCTTCCGTAAGTATTTTCTTTATTACTTCAGTCATTACAGTACCTCGTTGTAGTGAGCCTGATACTTGTTGAAGGCTTTAGTCTCTTTCAACTTTGCATTCTTCTGTATCGACAGGGTTATGTAAAAGCCGAGGAATTCAGGGGAGCCTTCTCTGACTTCCGAGTCTTCTTCAGCACTGAATCTCTTGAGATAAGTCACCGCATTCTCGAAGTGAGTTTTTGACTTGGTCGCATTGACCAGAGCCGAGGTGATGGCGAAAGCCACACCATGTTGAAACTCATTCTCGAAGGTAGGCAACTGAGCATCCTTAGGATTGGAAAGAACTTCCTTCACATTGATCCCTGCTAAATCCTCGAAGGTTTGCAGGAACAATGAGAACTCTTGAGCGAAGAGCCTTCCGACTAATCCACTAAGAGTTTGAAGTAATTCGCCAGTGTCTTTGATCTTGTCAAAGAAGCCTGTCTGCAATTCAGTGTCCAGTATCTCAACTGTTCTTGGTGTTGCATAATTAGGAGCATCTCTGTCCTTAGGATCAAAAGTATTAAGCAGGTCAGGGAATGCCCTGATGAAGTGAGTAACTCTCGGATCGAATTTTCTCCCTTCGGCATACTCCAACCAATCTCCAACGTCAGACTCGAATTCAAAGTTATGAACTCTGGTCAGGGTAGAGGTTGGGATCGCATTGACCACNGCTCCATCCTGTTTTCTGTTGCTTGCTATGACAACTGTCCAGTGACCTAACTTCTTCTCAGGATCGACTCGGTTATGACCTGCAAGTGTGTACTCACCGATCACTCCTTCATCGAGTAGTCTTTGAACAATCTTCTGAACCGATGGGGGACACTGAGCCAACTCATCAAGGAACAAGATACCCTTTCCTCTTCGAGGTAGCACATCGAGCAGGACTCTCTTGAGAACCGACTCATCCTTATCCACTACTGGATAGCCACCGATGTCCAAGACATCGTAGTTAGAGACATTAAAAGAAAGAAAGCCAAACTGTTTATCAGTCAGGTCTCTCCACCCTAAGCCGAAAGCCTTCTGTTGATGAAGGTCTACAAATTCTAGACCTTGGTCTTCAGCTATGAGTTTAGCTGACTCCCTGACAACAGCAGACTTACCGACTCCGACACCGCCCTTGAGCCAAGGGATTACAGTAATCCCTCTTGCTACAGTTAGCGGATCAATATTGGTTTTGAAGCAACCAAGTAGCTTATTAACGATTTGTTTTGGTTTCATTTTTACCTCCTTTGGTAGTTAATCCAAACAATCAAAACGAAGCTTACTACACAACTATATATATAGATATCTTTTTGAGATCATTTCGATAGCTATTTGTAAGCCTTCACCTCGGTGAAAACTGAGAGGATAATAAATAATATTTCTAGAAATTATTTTAGTTCTCGGAGGACAGAAGATGAGCGATAAAAAAGACAAGGAACAGAAAGAGAAATCTCTGGAGCGGAAGAAGCAGAATTACATGACTGAGATGGAGGAGCAGGGGAAAGAAAAAGACACCGACAAAGAAAAACTTTTGACCCTCGATGCGGATCAGGATCAGGAGGATCANCCGACTGCGAGCAGGGTCGAGGAAGCACATCAATCGGAGGAATCCAAAGTGTGGCAGGGCATCGATGCAGGGAGCAAAGAAACTNCTATAGAGGAGCCACCAACAGAGACCCATCAGGAGATCGATAGAGAGCCTCTAAGCCACGATAATGTTGTAGGCATCAGAGACAAGCAGGATAAGCTTACTCCTAAGCAGGAAGCATTCGTCAGGCAGGTCTTGGCAGGGGATGATTTGAGTACTGCATATAGGAAGTCTTACGAAGCAGACAAGATGTCTCCTGCAAGCATTAATAGAGAAGCCCATCGATTGAGTAACAACCCCAAGATAACCCCTAGGATTCGAAGAGGAATGGAGGTCAGGGAGGTCTCGGTACAATCCTCTTATCACTCTCTAAGACACAGTGTCATAGAAAGATTGAATCGGATGGCTGACGATCTCGATGCATCAGACTCAGCCAGAGTTAGGAGCCTTGAGATGCTAGGCAAGCATGTCGGCTTGTTCACTGACCAAGTAAGTATTACCACTGACAGAAGCACTGAAGAACTCCAAGAAGAACTCACCACTAAGATCGCAGAATTATTAGAACTGGATGAAGAATCTGGCTAGGCATTGCAGGAATTAAGTAGTCAAATAGTAAGTACTCACTAACCTTTTTGTAAGTAAGTGCTTACTAACATTTAGGTTAGTGTTCACTAACATAGATGACAGACAGACCGACACTATTTGTCGCAGGCATGTGACCCCTTGGAGCCATATGGAGTGGTTCCCGAAGGGAACCCCTCCCCCCCCAAAATCAGCCGAAGACCGTCTACTATATACATAGTAATTTGCTCATACAATTATGTAATTTCATGGTACCATCTACTTATGCAAGGTCTATCGCATAGGGAAAGCCAGGTCTATAATCTAATTTGCCAGCATTGGGCGGCTAAAACCTGTGCTCCATCCATGCGTTGGATAGCTAAACAATTGCGTTTAAAATCAAAGGGTTACATACATAAAATTATCCATAGCCTAGTGGCTAAAAATTATCTGACTATGGTTTCAGGAAAGCCTCGCACTGTTAGACCCCTCTAATTTTTTTCAAATTTTCACAAAAAAGTACTTGACAGAACCTGTCAATACCCTCCACTATGCTATAGTCCACAGGAAGTTATGACTCTAGTTAGTATATACCAATCACACTTACTAGGAAGAAGAGGTAGTAAGAGAGTAAGTGTCTAATTAGTATATACTAAGGTAGGAAGTACTTATGGATTTAACTAAACTACAAAATAAACTAAGTAATCTTCCCGATTATCAGCGTCAAGAGCTACTGGACTTATTAAAACAACTGGAAGCTGCCAAAACCCGTACACGGGTCAAGTCAGCCTTCCTGCCTTTCGTCAAGGAGATGTGGTCAGCCTTCATAGAAGGTCATCATCACACCATCATGGCGGAAGCTTTCGAGAAAGTAGCACGGGGGGAGTTGAAAAGGTTGATTATCAACATGCCGCCTCGTCATACCAAGTCGGAATTCGCCAGTCACATGCTACCCGCATGGTTTTTGGGACAGTTTCCCGATAAGAAGGTGATTCAGACGGCTCACACCGCAGAACTGGCGGTGGGTTTCGGTAGGAAGGTGCGTAACTTGGTTAATTCCGAGGATTATCAGGCTTTATTTCCCCATACCGCCCTGCAAGCCGACTCCAAAGCTGCGGGTAGGTGGAATACCAGCCAAGGCGGTGAGTATTTTGCCATAGGAGTAGGCGGTGCGGTCACGGGTAAGGGTGCNGATTTGCTCATCATTGACGATCCACACTCGGAGCAGGANGGATCGAGTGCCGATCCGAATGTTTTTGACCGAACTCACGAATGGTATACCTCAGGACCTCGACAGAGATTACAACCAGGAGGAGCAATCATCCTAGTCATGACCCGATGGCACCAGCGAGACCTGACGGGTCAAATCCTCAAGGCGGCTGTCGAAAGACACGGAGCCGAGGACTGGGAAGTTATTGAATTGCCTGCAATTTTGCCTTCGGGGAATCCTTTGTGGGCGGAATTCTGGAGTATTGAAGAACTCGAATCATTAAAAGCTGAACTGCCCATTTCAAAGTGGTCGGCTCAGTACCAGCAGGACCCTTCGGCAGAAGAAGGTGCGTTGGTGAAACGGGAGTGGTGGAAAGAATGGGAACAAAGGAAACCACCCGATTGTGAATTTATTATCCAATCGTGGGATACGGCTTTCCTGAAGACGGAACGGGCTGACTTTTCAGCGTGTACGACTTGGGGAGTATTTCCTTGGATCGATCCCGAAGACGGAGTCGAAAAGAGTCATATCATCCTATTGGATGCGTATCAGGAGCGTTTGGAGTTTCCCAGTTTAAAGCAACGTGCTTTTGAACTGTATCAAGAATTTAAGCCTGACGCTTTTATTGTCGAGGCTAAAGCAGCAGGATCGCCCTTGATCTTTGAACTCAGGCAGATGGGTATTCCCGTATCGGAATTTACCCCCAGTCGGGGTAACGACAAGATTTCTAGGGTGAATGCGGTTTCGGACCTGTTTGCCTCAGGAATGGTATGGGCACCTCCGACCCGATGGGCGGAAGAAGTAGTCGAACAGTTTGCTGTCTTTCCCAACGGAGCACACGATGACTTGGTGGACAGTGCCACCCAAGCGTTGCTAAGATACAGGCAGGGTGGGTTTATCAGCCTTCATAGCGATGAGGAAGATGAACCTTTTTATGTTAAAAAAGCAGAATATTATTAGGAGTAACACATGGTAGTAATCAAGAAAAGCGGTAAGTATAAAGCTAAGGAACCTTATTTTGGTCCCTTTCAATGGAATAGCAAGACCAAGAAAGAAGACCACAAGAAGCCTATTTCCCAGAAATAATTATGGCTAATGATATAGCCAGAGAAGTTCAGAAAGGCTTGGAAAAGTTTGCCCAGCAAGAAAAGAAAAAGAAAAAGTTAAGGAAGCCGAAGCGATCAAGAAGTCCTGCGGCGGATAAGAAGGGAAGGCTTGCTTTGAAAGCAGAAACCGAAAAATACGGTAAAAGATTTTCTAGAAAAATGGGAGGAAGTATCCAAAGTAGAAAGGGTTATACTCCTGCGGTTATGACAAATCATGAGAACTATAATGATTCCGTGAAGCGGAAATACGGAGGCGGTAAGATTTAATGGGCAGCAAGTATACTAAGCCCAAGAGACCGAAAAGGCGGCATCACACTGGGTGCGGTGCGGTAAGGAACAATGCCAGAAAAAAAACACTTCATATCTAAAAACAATAGGAGCAGTTATGTGGAATAAATTAAAGGCTTTCTTAAAATGGGCAGTTGCTAATGACCTCAAGCAACCAGAAGAGAAAGNAGTAGAACCTGAACCAGTTACAGAAAGGGTGCGTACTCGNACTNTTAAAGGGCGTTTTATCGCAGACGATAAATCAACCCCTAATATTGATGAGGCATGGACTAAGAGAAAAGTTAACATTAAGAGANTNAAGAAACGCAAGAAGTAATTTATGGCAATAGAAAAAGCAATAGGACCAGGATCGGCTAACAGCATTGATAATGCCAGTACTGTTATCGATGTAGAGATCGACACAGTCGAAGCGAATCCTGAAATAGAAGTCACCATGACCGATGAAGGCGGGGTGGTTGTTGATTTCGATCCAACTGCAAATGACCAAGAAGGNGATTTCAATGCTAATCTGGCGGAGTTGTTAGGTGATGATGAACTCGAAGAATTAGCTGATGAACTGATTCCTCTTTATCAAGGTGATAAAGAATCACGCAGTGATTGGGAAGATACCTACATGAAGGGTTTAGATCAGCTTGGTTTAAAGATCGATGAGCGAACCGAGCCTTGGGTCGGAGCCTGTGGTGTGTTTCACCCCATGTTAACGGAAGCGGTAGTGCGTTTCCAAGCCCAAGCCATATCCGAGATATTTCCCGCAGCAGGTCCAGTAAAGACGGAAATTATCGGGGAATTGACCGATGAAAAAACCAAACAGGCTCATCGGGTACAGAATTATATGAATTACCTACTCACCAATAAAATGGTGGAGTATCGCAATGAAACGGAAAAGCTGTTGTGGTCATTGCCACTGGCAGGTTCGGCTTTCCGTAAAGTTTATTACGATGTCAACATGGGCAGACCTTGTTCCATGTTTGTTCCTGCCGAGGATTTTATTGTCAGTTATGGCACCAGTGACCTGATTACTTGCGAGAGGTCTACGCATGTCATGAAGAAGACTGAGAACGAAGTCAGAAAAATGCAAATTAAAGGGTTTTATCGGGATGTCGAGTTGCCTTCTCCTTCTCCAGAAATAGATGAAATTGTCAAGAAGTACAATGAGTTAACAGGAGATAGCGATAACTATGATGCCGATAATAGATACACTTTACTGGAAATGCAGGTTAATCTTGACCTGCCTGGATTTGAAGATACCGATGTAACAGGTGAACTCACGGGAGTAGCCCTACCGTTTGTTGTCACCTTGGATTTATCTTCTAAAACGATCCTGTCCGTCTATCGAAATTGGTACGAAGACGATGAAGAAAAAATGCATCGTCAACATTTCGTACATTACCAATACCTTCCTGGTGTTGGTTTTTATGGTTTTGGNTTGATCCACGTTATTGGTGGACTGGCTAAATCAGCGACTTCCTTGTTACGTCAGTTAGTCGATGCGGGTACTCTCTCAAATCTGCCTGGTGGTTTGAAATCACGAGGTCTACGAATTAAGGGTGATGACTCTCCAATCATGCCTGGTGAATTCAGGGATGTAGATGTTCCTGGAGGAGCCATACGAGACAATATAGCGTTTCTACCCTATAAGGAACCCTCTCAAGTGCTTTATTCACTTCTTGAAAATATTGTTGATGAAGGAAGAAGATTTGCATCGCTAACTGATATGAAGATTAACGACATGAATCAGGAAGCACCCGTAGGAACTACGCTTGCCATTATGGAAAGAACGATGAAGGTCATGTCTGCCATCCAGCAGAGACTACACGCTTCCATGCGAATTGAATTCAGGATATTGACAGATATCATACGGGACTTCACTAAGCCGTCTTATCCTTATGAAGTGAAGGCGGGAGAAGAAATAAAGGAAAAGGATTTTGATGATAAGGTGGATGTGATTCCAGTTTCCAATCCGAATGCAGCGACAATGGGACAACGCATTATGCAGTATCAAGCTGCTTTACA